CAAGCGGCTTTGCGGCGTGTTCCACAGGGCGGGGCCGGATGTTTGACATGGACGGCCGGAAGTGTTAAGATTGGCTTGTGGCAAGGGTTTCACAGTGTGACAAGGTGAGCGGGGGAGTTACCAGAAATGGATAAAATTGTTAGGGCGGAATCGGAAAAATAACATGTTACATCGCATAGTACGTCACATAGCTCAAACGCAGTCTACAAGCCAACTCCGCATAGTAAACACAGGATATCTTAACTGATATCTTGTTTTTTTTTTCGTTTGTTTGATCGGAAGTGACCGGCGAACTATGCGGTTACCGGACGGGGAGCGGGTTAGAGGTATGCGATTGGATATGCGATGTAGCATGTTACCATGCGATGTTTTGGAGTGATCCACGGAGGGCCAATTGGAAATCGCGCCGCTACTTATATATGAAATGAATTGTCATTTTTTTTGTAGCATGATTTGATCCCATATATAGAGGAGCGCGGCGGGGCCGCGCGGATGGTGCTGTCTGTGGAGCCTATGGGTAGATAGGACAATAGCAACAAGCTATCAGCCACCAGCTACCAGCTACCAGCTACCAGCCACCAGCCGCCAGCCGCATAGTGTGTCCGCGTCAGACACACAACAGGCGCGATCCACGCGGATATGACAATCACGTGGGCACTTTGCCGCAGTGCCACCGCGCAGCTCACACGCTGAAAGCCGCTTACCGTGGGCGTTCAACGAGTGTGTGTTAATCTTTTCACGTAACATTGCGCGAAATAGTGTTTTCGTTCAATGTTAAAAAGGCCCTTGCGGCAAGGGCCGGCGGCGGCCCATATATGATATACTTTCGCGCGCTGGAGCGCACACACACGCGCGCGCATGCGCGAGACCCCCCCCTCCCATGCGGCCAAGCCCCTTGCCGCGCGGCCCCCCGGGGGTGCCCCCAGGTGTGTCCCCTGGGCCGGCCCCTTGTGCAGGTAAATATGCCCTCGTCACAACGCCACCAATTTTCAAACCACCGACAACAACAACCAGCACCCTGCCCTTTCCTCCCTGCCCGACCACGCTTCCCCTACCCCTGCAAACAACAAGGTGATATAATGGCACCAGAGGCTGTGAGGGGGTGACTGTGGATGACTGACAGGGTAGTGGAGCTGGACAGGCTGGCGCGTGAGAAGGTCCGGGCAGCGGAGGAATCGTTGCGTGCTGCGGCGCGGCGGGACTACTATTCGTATGTTCGGTACACGAACCGGGGAGTATTCACGCACTGCAAGTTCCACGAGCATCTGTGCCGGGAGGTACAGAAGTTCATAGAGGAACCGGGGAGCCCGGCGTATGACATACTGATGGTATTGGCGCCACCGCAGCACGGCAAGAGTTTTCAGATAACGGAGACGTTGCCGAGTTGGCTGTTGGGGAGAGACCCGGAGGCATCGGTAATGGAGGTGTCGTTCTCGCAGGAGTTTGCGCAGCGGTTTGGGCGTGCGAACCGGGCAAAGATTGTGGAGTTTGGCCGCGACCTGTTTGGGATAGAGATTTCTGACGAGAACGCGTCGGTGACGGACTTTTCGATAAAGGGGCACCGTGGGTCGATGGTAAGCAAGAGTGTGACGACGATAGTGGGGCGTCCATCGAAGTACACGATTATTGACGACCCGGTACAATCGCAAGCGGATGCGGACAGTGTTGTGGAGCAGGACAAGTTATTTCAGGAATGGTATTCATCGATCAAGTCGAGGTTGGCGGCGCGGGCGAAGGTAATTGTAATCATGACGCCGTGGTCGCAGAACGACTTTCACTACCGGCTATTGGAGGCTGAACCCGGGGTACGTGTATTGAGGTATCCGTGCGAGTGCGACGATGCGGAGAGTGACTTGTTGGGGCGGTCTGTGGGCGACGCGCTGGCTCCGGAGCTGGGTAAAGACAACGCGTGGCTGGCGGAGACGAAGAAGTCATACCAGACGAAGTACGGGTCGCGGAGTTGGTCGGCGCTGTACCAGGGGCGACCGACGACGGCAGAGGGTAATATGTTCAAGCGCGACCTGTGGCAGTGGTGTGCGGAGCTGCCGCAGTTGCCGGTGACGCTGGTGTCTGTGGATGCGGCGTTCAAGGATGGGAAGAACAACGACTTTGTGGCGATAGAACTGTGGGGGAAGCGGAACGCTCTGAACTATCTGATAGCGATAGACAAGCGCAGGATGGACTTCAGCGAGACGATAGCTGCGGTGAACGCGATGCGTCAGAAGTGTCGTGGGATTGTGGGGCGGTGGCCGGACTGCATACTGATAGAGGACAAGGCGAACGGGTCAGCGATTATAAACGTGATGCGGGAGCGGGTCGAGGGGGTTATTCCGGTGACTCCGAGGGAGAGCAAGGAAGCGCGGGCGCAGAGTGTGCTGCCGCTGTTTGAGGCGGGGCAGGTGGTAGTGTGGAACAACTGTGTTGGGGCGAACGACCTGATTGAGGAGGCGGCTGCGTTCCCGGGGTCAGCGCACGACGATCAGGTTGACAGCATGACGCAGGCGTTGCACCGGTTGCGAAACATGGACGCTACGGTGTCGGCGCCTACGCAGATGGAGGACTTCTTCGGAGTATTCACCGCCAAGCAGGACAACTTCCTTGGCGGTTCGATCCCACGCGGGTACATAGACTTCGGGACATAGGAGGGTAAATGCATGACACACATGGAGATGACGGATAAGGTATTGGCGGCATACCGGCAGGGGTACTTGGACGGGATGGCAGACAGGCCTGCGGTGCCGGCACAGTCTGTTGCCGTGCCTGCGCCTGGGATGGCTGCGGCTGATGGCGGCGTATTAAACGACGATGTGTTCGCGATGTACAACCAGGCGATTGCGAACCTGATGGGGTTTGACGGGACGCCGCAGGAGACTGTGGAGCAGAGCCTGATGCGGACGAAGCAGAAGTAGTTTATGCTACGACCACAATATATGGTAGTATTGTTGACAGAACCGCACGACAAAGCGTATGATGAGTGTGGATAGAACCATGCCATAAAGGGGGTGCGTCGATATGGCAACGAAGACATACACGTTGAAGTACAGTCCAGAGGACGTTGCCTACGAGCTGTCGGCATACGTGCAGAAGATTGTGGATGGTGACATTGAGACACCGTCGATTTACAGGTTTGTGGCTGACCGGCTGCACATGCGTGTGGACGACCTGATCACGATTGCGCAGAACGACTCTGTGATTGGCGATTTGTTGTCCACGCTGGTGGCATACATTGAGGCTGACATTACGGACAAGATGATGACTGGCGAGATGGACAGCAAAGTGGCGGGGACAATTCTGCGCCAGCCGATTTTCTCATGGCGCGACAGGTCTGCTGAAGCGATTGTGGTGAAGAACGAGGTCAGTTACGACGAGGAAACGCGGGCTGCGATTCTGAACACGACGGATCCGGATGCGATCATGCGCTTGGCGAAGGGCTACGGCAAATAAGGAGAAGCGATGTCTGAACGAATCTGCGAGATAACGGAAGATTTTGCTTTGCGTCAGGCCGGTGTAGACTGGAATCTGACTCTTGACCCGCCTTATTACGAGCAGATCAAGGAAAACGAGCGGCTGTTTGCGGGTGATGCGTGGCATGGCGTTCAGGCAGCTGGGTTGCCGAAGCCCAATTTCGGGGTTGGCAAGCGGATCATCAACCATTTTGTGAGTTCAATTATGAGCCAGCGCATCACGAGCGTGGTTCGCGGCATCAACGTGTCGAAGGACGGGGACAGCGCGACGGAGATTCTGGCCCGCGAGGTGACGAAGTTCGCGAACGACGCGATCCCGGTTGTGTGGGAGCGGCAGAAAGTGGACAGTTTGCTGCGTCAGGCGCTGTTTGACTCTGCGATTGCGGGGGATGCGTGTGCGTACTGCTGGCTGGACATGACGAAAAACACCAGAAACAAGATGGAGACAGACGGCGAGATCGCTGTTGAGCTGATTGACGCGACGAATGTGCACTTTGGCAACCCGAACGACAGCCGGGTGCAGACGCAGCCGTATATTATCATCTCATACCGCGACACGGTAGGTAATCTGAAGCGAAAAGCGAAGGCTTCGGGAGCGAGCAAGTCAATCATTGACCAGATTTGCGGCGACAGCGACACGGACTACCAGGCCGGTGAACGGTTTGACAACGAGGTGAGCGGATCCGACGACAATGCGAAGGCCACAGCGGTCATAAAGCTGTGGAAAGAGGACGTTGATGGTGAGCTGCACGTTTTCAAGCGCGAATCCACGAGTGGCGTTGTGTTCATTGAGAAAACGGACACGAATCTGCGGCTTTACCCGGTTTCTTGGATGTGCTGGGACAAGCGCAAGGGGTCATTCCACGGCCAAAGCCCGATTACGGGGCTTGCGCCGAACTGGCGATTCATCAACAAGCTGTTTGCGATGATGGGTATGTCGCTGATGAACACGGCATTCCCGCGTTTGGTGTATGACAAGACTCGAATCAGCGCACCGACGAACGCTGTTGGTCAGATGTACGGCGTGAACGGCGAAGTGAACGGCGCGATGACGTATCTGAATGGGGCGCAGCAGAGCGGGAACGTGATGAGCAGCATCGAGGCTGCGATCAAGTACACGAAGGACATGCTTGGCGCGTCAGACGCGTTCATGGGCGACATCCGTCCCGAAAACAAGAGTGCGATCATCGCGGTAACGAAGAACGCGTCGATCCCGCTGGAGAGCGTGAAGGCGAACCTGTACCAGTTTGTTGAGGACATGGTTCTGGTGTGGCTTGATATGATGCGGGCATACTATGGTGTGCGTGACGTAGTTCGGCACGAGCTTGGTATGGAAGTGAAGAAGCCGTTCGACTTCTCCTCGCTTGGCAGTTACGACCTGGCTGTTCATGTGGACGTTGGCGCGTCCTCGTACTGGTCTGAAATTGGGATGCTGCAGACTTTGGAAACGCTGCTCCAGCATAAACTGATTTCTCCGGAGCTGTATATTGAGTTGATCCCGGACACGGTGTTGAGCGGGAAGCAGCGCATCGTTGACCATTTGAAAGCGAGCAACAAGACGCAGCAGGTGTTGAATGTGGCTCTGATGCAGTTCGTGCAGGGCCTGCCTCCGGAACAGCAGCAGGCGATCCGGAACATGCCGGAAGACCAGATGCAGAACGCAGCGATGGAGATGTTTTTGCAGGCGCAGCAGGGTGGCCAGCAACGGATCCCGGCCCCGATGGGTGGCGCGGCAGAGGCTGCGACCCGGCCAGAGAACATGACAGGTATGTCTGACGGAATGATGCAGTAGTCAAAACAGCGGCACACCATAGCCGCTTTTGAAGAAAGGGTCATACAATGGAACAGGAAGTGACCACCGTACCACAGGAGTCACACGAGGCCGAGATTGCGGCGGCTATTGCTGAAGCGGACACCAACCCGCAGACGGGCGATGAGCAGGCTGGAATTGAAGGCGAGGCAGCGCAGGAAACTCCGAAGCCGGAGCCGCGAAAACTGAAGGTCAAACATCTGCACGAGGAAAAGGAAATCACGGAGGACGAGGCCATCCCGCTGATTCAGAAGGGGATGGACTATGACCGGGTGAAGGCCCAGTCCGAGCAGCTGATGGAAGACCGGAAGTTCATCGAAGGTTTGGCGAAAGAGTATGGCATGGACGCGGCCACCCTGAAATCGGAACTTGCGAAAGCGGCGCGTGCGTCGAAGATGCAGGAACTGACAGAAAAGGGCGTGCCTGTGGACGTGGCTGAAGAAGTGATTGAGGCCAGAAAGTACCGCGAGGAACTGAAGGCCCGCGAGACGCAGGCGCAGGCAGAAGCCCGGCGTCGGCAGGAAGCGTCCGACTTCCTCAAGGAATACCCGGACGTGAAGCCAACCGACATCCCGGCGAGCGTATGGCAGGAGGTTGAGGCGGGGATCCCGCTGATTCACGCATACGCGAGGCACGAGGTCACGTCATTGAGGGCGCAGCTCCAGAAATACGCCACCGTTGGTGCAGTAGCGCAGAAAAGTGCGAGCAACGCGGCTGCGGCTCCCGGTGGGATAAGCGGTGCGCCTGCGGTTGAAAGTGACTACATCAGCCCGGAAGCGTTTGAACGTATGACCCAGAGAGAGGCTGTTCAGAACTGGGACAAGATCCAGAAATCAATGAAAAAATGGAAATAATGAGAGGAGAAGAATGACATGGCTATCAACTCGGTAAACGTGATTCCGAAACTTTATTCCACGAAGATTCTTCGCACCTTGGAGAACAACCTGATTGCGAAGAAAATCTGCCCGATGGATCCTGGCGCTCCGATCACGAAGATGGGCGACACGGTCTATTTCCCGGCGCTGGCAGATCCGACGATTGCGCCGTACACTGGCAGCGTTTCCTACGAGGAAGTGGACGATGCGAAAGTTGCGCTGCTTATTGACCAGGCGCGGTATTTCGCGTTCCAGGTTGACGACATTGACCAGGCGCAGGCGAACATCGACATCAAGGGTTCCCAGGCCGAACGTGCTGCGTACAAGCTTCGCGATACCATGGATGCTTTCATTCTTGGCAAATACTCCGAAGCTGGTACTTCGCTGACAGAATCCGGCGTAACATCTGCCACAATTCTTTCTTCCATCGCTCGCATCGCGCGTGTGCTGGATGAGAAGAACGTGCCGGAGAACGAGCGCTGGCTGGTTATCAACCCCATCGTGAAGGAGCGCATGATCCTTGCTGGCATCAAGTTCCAGATCGAAAATGGCGGCGCTGGTGATTCTGGTCTTTCTTTCGCCGACTACCTGAACATGAAGGTGTACGTGAGCAACAACCTGCACAAGACCGGAGCAGACGAGACCCAGGTTGCGTATGTCATGGCTGGCTCCAACAACGCCATCGTGTTTGCAGAGCAGCTCGTGAAGACCAGAATGATGGAACTGGAAAGCTCCTTCAAGGTTGGCGTGAGCGGCCTCGCCGTGTACGGCGCGAAGGTTTTGAAGCCACAAGAACTGGTGGTGAGCGCGCTCACGATGGCAGCCGAAACGGCAATTTAGAGCGGTGACTTTTGACAAAGGTTACGTCATAACGGATACACACTTGAACAGGCGTATGGCATAGAGCCACCGCCACCACGAACAAGAAACAGGAGGTAATATAATGGCAGCAATTACTTGCACGGTAAACAAGAACGTCACTCTTGGCACGGTGCTCCCCATCGTCGAATCCCCGGCAACGAATACAGTTGCCGACCAAACAGATGTGTTCAGCATCACCCCGACTTCTCCGACGGAGAAGATCGTTATCACCTGCAGCAACGCGAACAGCCACGGTTCTGTGAGTCTGTCCGTAGCGGCTGGAGGGTTCCACGCTGCGGGCTCTGCTCTGACGCTGGAGATTCCGGAGAACACCACGAACAGCTTCGTGCTTGACCCGTCGAAGTATCTGTCCAAGGCTGGTGTGTACGTCATCACGGCTACCCCTGCCACTGGCAAGATTCTGTCGACCAACCACAAGTTCACGATGACAGTCATCGAGAACAAGTGCATTTGACGATGCCGCATGGTTGCGGTAAAATAAAGGCATAGGATGCCAACTCACCATGGGGGCAGGACGGAAGATGTCCTGTCCCCATTTTTCAAGGAGAAAACGCAGATGGTATTCAAGACAAAGCCGGGCCAGAACCCGGACACGGTGATTGTGGACAGGAACACGAGAAAAAAACTCGGTGCATTCAAGGATGGCCGGTTCAATACAGATGATCAGAAACTCATTGCAAGGCTGAAACCGCATTACGATGTGGTTGAGGAAGAAGTAAAGCGCAGGGCACGGAGAGGAAAGGAAGGGTAGGCGTATGGCGAATGCAAG